TGGCGGATTGAGCAGAACGGCAACGTCTGCTCTCCGTCAATTATTAGATGCTGGAACATTATCTAATCTACCAGCAGGATTTAAACAAAGAGGTGTTAGAGTTAGGGATGAAGCATCACCAATACAACCAGGTGAGTTTAAAGATGTAGATGCACCAGGTGGTAATTTAAGAGATGCATTCTTTCCGTTACCATACAAAGAACCATCTCAAACATTATTAAATTTATTAGGTATCGTTGTACAAGCTGGTCAAAGGTTCGCGGCTATTGCTGACATGCAAGTGGGTGATGGTAATCAAGCAGCGGCTGTAGGAACAACAATTGCATTATTGGAACGTGGTTCAAGAGTCATGTCTGCAATACACAAAAGATGTTATGCAGCTATGAAAGATGAATTTAAATTACTTGCAAAAGTTGTTGCACAATATCTACCACCAGAATATCCATACGACGTGGTTGGTGGAGCACGGAACATTAAACAAGCAGACTTTGACGATAGAATAGATGTAGTGCCAGTTGCAGATCCAAATATATTTTCTATGTCACAGAGAATTACACTTGCACAAACACAATTACAAATTGCAACAGCAAATCCACAACTACATAATATGTATCAAATATACAGAAACATGTATGAAGCAATTGGTGTTAAGAATGTAGACACAGTTTTACCTCCGCCCGCACCAACAGCGCCAATGGATCCAAGTATGGAACACATAAATGCACTAGCTGGTAAACCTTTTCAAGCTTTTCCAGGTCAAGATCATAGAGCACACATCACAGCACACTTAAATTTTATGTCAACGAACATGGTTAGAAATAATCCTGCAATAATGGGTGCAATACAAAAAAATATACTAGAACACATTAGTCTAATGGCACAAGAACAAGTCCAATTAGAGTTTAGAGAACAAATGCAAGAGATGATGTTGATGCAACAACAAGCAGCAGTCAATCCAATGGTACAACAACAACTACAAATGTTAACAAATCAGATTGAATCTAGAAAATCTGTGTTGATTGCAGAGATGACTGAAGAATTTATGAAGGAAGAAAAGAAAATTACTTCACAATTTGACAACGATCCTCTTCTAAAACTAAAATCTAGAGAAGTTGACCTACGTGCAATGGAAAATGAACGTAAAAAAGACAATGACCAAGCACAACAAGAACTTGCAAGAGCAAGATTAATGCAATCAGGTGATAATTTTGATGAAAAACTAGAACAGAACGAAGATTTAGCTAAATTAAGAGCTGGAGTGAGTCTTGCAAAGAGCGGTATACAAGACGCAAAAGTTATGATAGATGATAATTAACAAATAAGGAGTAAAAAATGCAAAAACTAGATAAAATTAAAGAAGTTAAAGTTGCAGAACAGAGTATTGAAGTAGATCCTAGATCTAAAACTACTGCTGATCAAGCTTTTAACTATATTGCAACAGGAAAACCTGAAATGCCAGTTGGCGGTCAGAAAAGAATGTTAGCAGAAAAGAAAAGAAACTCTAAAGCATACTAATGGCTTGGTTTGGTTTAGCAAAAGTTGCTTTACAGGCTGGAACGCACATATTTAAGAAGCGTCAAGAGACGAAGATGGCTATGGCTGATGCACAACACATGCATGCAAAGCGTATGGCCGACGGTCAAGCCGAATACCAAGGCAAATTGCTAGAGGCAAGACAATCGGACTGGAAAGACGAATTTGTTTTGCTTGTGTTAACGGCTCCGATAGGAGTTTTGGCGTGGGCGGTCGTATCGGATGATCCAATGGCCATGGACAAAGTAAAATTGTTCTTCGAGTATTTCTCGGCATTGCCGCAATGGTTCACAAATTTGTGGATCCTTGTAGTGGCGAGTATATATGGTATAAAGGGTACGCAGATTTTTAGAAACGGAGGAAAAAAATAATGGCAAACAAATATTTTAGACAAAATTTTAAAGGTGGTGGTGCAGACACTGGTAAAGCAGGTGAAAGAAAAAGTTCGATCGCTGTTGCTATGGGTAAATTAAAAAAAAGATTAAAAAGAAAAATTGGAAGACCTGCTCCAACTGCAGGTATAAAAGGTCTCTTTGATAGAAAACCTAGCACTATAAAAAACAAAACATCTAAATCTCCAATGGAGAGACAAAGAAAACTAGACACTCTTAAATCAGAAGCTGCTAAAACTGGCGGGAAAGTTATGGCTGCGGATGAAATGACAAAGTTAAAAGGTGAGAGCGACAAGTCTTTTAAACAAAGAATGGACAAAGCTTTCAAAGCTAAAAAAGGTGGTAGAGCTAATATGATGGGCGGTGGAATGATGGGTCGTAGATTCGGAATGAAAGAAGGTTCATTAAAACCAGTAGATCCTAAAACTCAAAAAGGTTTATCAAAACTTCCAACTGAAGTTAGAAATAAAATGGGTTATATGAAAAAAGGCGGTAGAGCGTAATGACTAAACTATGTCCAAGAGGTAAAGCAGCAGCGAAAAGAAAGTTTAAAGTTTATCCGTCTGCATACGCGAATGCATATGCTAGTAGAATTTGTGCAGGAAAAATTAAAGATCCATCTGGTGTAAAGAGAAAAGATTTTAGAGGCAAAAAAGCTGAAGGTGGCTTAATGGAAGCAACTGCTAGACTAAAAAGACAAGGCTATCTTAGAGGTGGTGTTGCTAGAGGTTGTGGAAGAATTTTATCAGATAGAAAAAAAGTAACTAAGTACGCATAATTTAATGACAAAAAGACTTAAAGATACACCAGGATTATCAGACTTTGTTAAAAAAAGTGATAGTTTCAAAAGTGATAAACTTATTAAAGTTTTTGATAGAAAAACAAATAAGCATATATTTAAAAATGTAGAGGAAGTCGCTGATAATATAGATAGATTTAGACCTATTGAAACAGAAAGAATTTCTGAAAAGGATATTGAAAGAGCAAAAAGAATAATGGCAGGTGATAAAAGTTTTAATAAAGGTGGAAGAGTTGGATATAAATCTGGCACAAGAGGTTGTAAGTTAGCCAAGAGAGGTAAAGGAAGAGCTTACGGAAAGAATTCGTAATGGCGAAAAACGGACTTGATAAATGGTTTGCTCAAAAGTGGGTAGACATAGGAAGTAAAAAGAAAGATGGTTCTTTCTCAAAGTGCGGAAGATCAAAACAGAAAGCAGATGCAAAACGTAAATATCCTAAATGTGTCCCTCTTGCAAAAGCAAGATCTATGTCTGAGGGTCAAAGACGTTCAGCTGTAAAAAGAAAAAGAGCAGTTGCTCAAGGTGTTGGTGGTAAACCAACTAATGTTAAAACATTTTCTAAAAGAACTAAAGCAATGGGTGGTGGTTTCATGGCTAAAAGAATGGCAATGAGGTAATGAGAAGACAAGATAGACAACCACCTAAAACTAAAAAGTATTTCAGATCCACAAAGTCTGGAGCAGGGATGACAAAAGCTGGGGTCGCCCGATATAGAAGAGACAATCCCGGTTCAAAACTAAAAACAGCGGTCACTGGCAAGGTCAAGCCAGGATCAAAAGCTGCGAAGAGACGTAAGTCCTTTTGCGCAAGAAGCGCAGGCCAAATGAAAAAATTTCCTAAAGCTGCAGCGGATCCTAACTCAAGACTAAGACAGGCTCGCAGAAGATGGAAATGTTAAATGGCAGACCCTATAAAAGGCACAGGTAAAAAACCAAAAGGTTCAGGAAGAAGATTGTATACGGATGAAAATCCTAGAGATACAGTAAAAATAAAATTTGCAACACCTGCGGATGCTAGTGCTACAGTTGCAAAGGTTAAAAAAATATCTAAACCTTTTGCAAGAAAAATACAAATCCTTACTGTTGGAGAACAGCGTGCCAAAGTAAT